ATAATCCTGCAAATGTTGAACAAGAAGTTGAAGAAGCTGGAGGTTGGGAAAATTATAAAGGTCAAGTTTATTACTCACCTAAAAACGAATATCCATTAGCTCCATTTGATGCTGTTCTTGAAGATATGCTAACGGAAGCACAATTAAAGAAATTTAAACATTCAACTGCTACGGATAACTTTTTAGCTAGTCATTTATTAATAGTTGGTGAGTCTGAAAGTGATGAAGATAGCGAATTATTCGACCAAAATTTAAGAGATTTTCAAGGCGGTGAAGGTGCTGGTAGATTGCTAGTTGTTGAAAAGGCAAATAACGAAAGTCCGATTGAATTAAAAAAGATTGAGATTCAAAATTATGATGGTTTATACGAATACACCGAAAATAGTTCAAGAGATTCGATAATTAAAATGTTCTTAATTCCGCCAGTACTTTTATTAAGAGTTCAAGGTAGTTTAGGAACTTCAAAAGAGATAAGTGATGCTTTTGATTATTATAACGGTGTGACTTCAGATGATCGTTTGGTAATTGAAGAAATTTTAACTGAAATATTCACGAATTTTTATTACGATATTTGCCCTTCAAAAGATTATTCTATTTTACCATTGAAATATTCAAAATCAATTGCACCTGAATACCTTAGTTATTACACTAAGAATGAAATTAGAGTGGCAAATGGAGACGAAGAAGCAACTGATTTAAAAGCGGATACTACTTTATTAGCGGTAACATTGGGTGTCGGTGGTACACAAGCGTTGACATCTATACTTTCAGACCCTTTATTAAATTTAGAACAGAAAAAAGGTACGTTAAAAGTTCTTTTTGGACTTTCAGATGAACAAGTAAATCAAATGTTAGCCTTATGATAACAACAAAATTAATAACACTAGCAAATATCCAAGCGGTTAAGTCTATTTCGTTAAATATTAATGAAAGTAAACAACTTAACCCTTACATTTTAGAGGCTCAAAACTTTGATCTAAGGGAATTATTGGGTGATACTTTTTATCTTGATTTAATAGCTGATTTCATAGCTTTACCTTCACTAACTAAATATAGTTTACTTTTTAACGGTGGGGAATATACATACCAAAATGAGAAATACTATTTAGATGGAATAAAACAATTTTTAGTTTATTCTACCTATGCTAGATATGTAGTGAATAGTGGTGTAATTTCAACCGCTACGGGAATGGTCGCTAAGACAAATCAATATAGCGAAAAGGTTGATGAAAAAACAATAATGCGACTATCTACACAAGCTCGTTCAGGTGCTACATTTTGTGAAGAAAATATAATTAAATTCTTAGAACGTAATAAGTCACAATATCCGCTATTTAAGTGCGAAAATAATGCTAAATTTACTAATGGAATAAAAATCCGAAATATAGGTTCTTAACTATGAATACAGATAATTTAATTTTAAGAGAAACGGACAATCTACCGTTAATTAATAAAGATAATACATTAACAAATGCCGAAATTGATGGTAATTTCATAAACATTTATAACGATTTTCTTTCATTAAGTCAGGCGAATGACCCAACATTAATGTACGATGTAGATAGAAGCTATTTAGTTGATGAGTTCGCAACGTATAATGGTCGTTTATGGATTGCGACGGATGTTTCTACGGGTGTAACTCCAATTGAGGGTAGTGCTGAATGGAATGATGTTTTTCCTACTGTTTTAGCACACGAAAAAAACAAAGATACATACCTTGATTTTGGTGGTATAAATGAAACTACTGTTGAAGAAATTAGAGGCTTTATAGATGCTGGGTTAACTTCGACAACTAATTTAAGTTTAAGCACGAAAACGGGTACAAGTTTTAAGATTGAATCTTCTACAGGGTCGGATGTTACTATTCCACAAGCTACAACTATAGAAGCTGGGTTACTTAATGCTGAAGACAAAGTAAAACTTGACAATACAACGGGAATAAATACGGGTGACCAAACTTTGATTTCTTTAAACGCTGAAGATGTAGACAATAAAGTAACTGATTTTACAACAATAAATGATACTTTGTACCCAACTACTCAAGCGGTTGACACTTATATAACTGCGGTTGTTCCTGACTTAGTAGATACGTTTATAGGTGGCTTGGTAGCTCAGGATTTACAAGATGTTACAACGGTTGGTAATACAACTACTGATAACATTCAATTTACTGGTGCTGTTGGTGTTTTATTCGACAATACATCTACATTAAGAAAGGGTACAATTGACGCTGGTTATGGTGGTGCTAAGGGTATCGCTCAAATCTGTTCAGTTGGTTACGAATTAAAGTGGGAAGCTGGTAGATTATACGTAATGGGTGATGGTGGTACAACTATAAGAGAAGTAAGCCACAATTTCACAACTACACCGAGTGCTACAGACGACAATACAAAAGGCTTTATTGTAGGAAGTAGGTGGATATTAGATAACGGTGATTTATATGTATGTACGGATGTAACAACCTCAACGGCAGTATGGGTGTTACAAACTATAACAACTGCGGATATAGCAGACAGTCTAAACAAACGATATGTAACCGATGCTAACTTAACAGTAATAGGTAATACAAGTGGGACGAACACAGGAGATCAAACATTTTTAAATGCTAGAGTTCAATCTGTATCTAGTTCAGCTACAGTAACTCCACTTTCAACAAATGATGAAGTAATAATAACCGCTCAAGCGGTTGGTTTAACTTTATCCAATCCAACGGGAACATTCACAGAAGGTCAGGCATTTATAGTTAGAATTAAAGACAATGGAACAGCTCAATCAATTGCTTATGGGACTAATTATAGAGGTACAACATTGCCAACAACAACAACGGTTGGAACAACGACATACATTCCTTTTATTTATAATTCTACAGATGGTAAATTTGACAATTTAAGCGCATCAGGAATAACGACAACTATACCCGCAGTTATACAATTAGCTTGTTCAGACGAAACAACGGCATTAACCGTAGGTACTTCAAAAGTTACTTTTAGAATGCCCCACGCAATGACACTAACATCGGTTAGAGCGTCTTTAAATGTAGCTGGCACAACATCAGGAATCACAACTATAGATATTAATGAAGGTGGCACTTCTATTTTATCTACTAAGTTAACTATTGACTTAACTGAAAAAACAAGTACAACTTCGGCAACTCCATCAGTTATAAGCGATGCAAGTTTAGCAGATGATGCTGAGATAACTATTGATATTGACGCAATTTCAGGTGGTGCAACGGAAAAGGGTTTAAAAATTACATTAATAGGAACTAGAACGATATGATAATTAATAGTTATATATTTTCTTCAGCACCTAGTTATACAGCACGCACAACAGCATTTGCTACAGCTACGGCAATTACAGACACGACAATTTTAAATGCTTTAAACACGTTTGATTTAGGTTTGATTAGCAATGGTTTAGATACTAAAATGAAAGCAGTATATCCAATGGTTGGTGGAACTGCAACTACTCATAAATTCAACTTTATGGATGCTAGAGATTTAGATGTCGCTTTTAGACTTAATTTCAGCGGTGGTATGACTCATAGTTCTAATGGTGTTTTATTTAATGGGACTAATGGTTGGGCAGATACACGTTTGATTCCTTTAACTACTTTATCTTTAAACTCATCTCATGCCTCTATTTACTCAAGAACAGATAACACTATTGGGGCTTTTGATTTTTACACTCCTACTTATTACACTTTATTGCTTGGAATGAATTTCGGAGGAACTTCTTATTCAAGAGTTAATCAATCTACTTATTCTAGTATAGCTGCGACTGACTCTTTAGGTTTAAGAATCATTAACAGAACTGATTCTGCATCCGAAAAATTATATAAAAATAATAGTTTGATACTTACTACTGCGAGAACTTCAACAGCTTTAGCAATTACCCCAATTGCTATTGCATTAACCGAGGGTTCGGGGGTTGTTTGGTCTAATCGACAGTATTCATTTATGACAATAGGTTCAGGGTTAACAGATGGTGAAGCAAGTACTTTATATACATTAACACAAGCAATGCAAACATCATTAAGTAGACAAGTATGATAGCAATAATAACAGAATTACAGAAAAATATTTTAGTTGGTAAGCAATTTGAACAAGATAGTTTTTTCAATCCTATACAAGACTTAAATAAAAACTGGATAATAAGCGAAATTGAGTATTATCATTGTCTAGGTTTATGGTATTTAGACGAATTGAATGCAGAACTTGTATTTATTACTAGTTTGTTATTGAGCGAATATTCACCTAAAATTCAAGAAAATGTATTATAACCTCCTTAGCTCTATGAGTAGCGGTGTAATTACTCCTAGTTATACAGCACGCACAACAGCATTTGCTACAGCTACGGGAATAACTGACACTACTATTTTAAATGCTTTGAATACGTTTGATTTAGGTTTAATATCGAATGGTTTAGATACTAAAATGAAAGCAGTATATCCATTTGTAGGAGGTACAGCAACAACTCACAAGTTCAACTTTATGGATGCCAGAGATTTAGATGTGGCATTTAGATTGCAGTTTAATGGTGGCGGTACATTTTCGTCTACTGGATACCAACCAAACGGCACAAATGCTTATGCAAATACTTTTTTACCACCTTTATCTAATTTACCTCCTACATCTTCTCACATTTCATTTTATTCACGTACAAATGTTTCTACAACTCAGGTGGAAATGGGGGTAACTACTGGAACAAATGATCAATATTTAATTGAAATTAATACATCAGGTATCTCTTATTTTGCGGTTAATAATAGTGGTTTTATTAGTTCTTCAGATGCAAACTCACTAGGATTTTATGTAGGAAATAGAACTGCTTCAAATGTTATTAATGGGTGGAAAAACTCTACAAAAGTGGTATCAGGGACTAATCCATCAAGTTCGTTAACATCTTCTTTTAACCCTATTTTTATAGCAGCATGGAACGAATATGGTAACGCAAAATATTATTCTAATAAAGAATGTGCTTTTTCTTCTATTGGTAATGGTTTAACAGATGGTGAAGCAACAACATTTTATAATTTAGTTCAAGCGATGCAAACAACATTAAGTAGACAAGTATGATAGCAATAATAACAGAATTACAGAAAGATATATTAATTGGTAAACAATTTGAAATTGATAGTTATTTCAATCCAATCCAAGACTTAAACGATAATTGGATAATATCAGAAATTGAGTACTATTATTGTCTAGGCTTATGGTATTTAGACGAATTAAATTCAGAACTTGTATTTATTAAAGATTTATCTTTGACAATATACGAGCCAAAAATAGTTGAAAATCCTTTAATATAACTATATTTATAGTTAAAAAATAATGAATAATATAAAATCAATACTTTCAGAATTAAGAAAAATGAAAAACATAGCTCTAATCCTTCTATTCGTGGGGTTAGTGCTATTTTATTATAAATCTTTAATTACGCAAGTTGTTGAGCGAAAAATAAACGACCCCGTTAAAGAGGACATTAATAACAACGTTTTAATTCAACAAATGTTAAATAATTTGATGTTGAAATACAAAGCTGATAGAGGCTATATTTTTCAATTTCACAATACCATTAAATATTATGATGGTTCGCACCGTAACCACCAATCTATGACATTTGAGGTGTGTTCTAACGGTATAAGTAGAGAAGCACAATACTTACAAAATTTAGCAGTATCTTTATATCCTGTATTTCTTCAAGATGTTCTTTTAGATCGTATGAATTATAACGATATTGATGAAATAAAAGAAGAAGCAACAAAGATAAATTTAAAAAATCAAGGTATTAAATCAATTTATATAACTCCTTATTTTAAAAATGGTAAATT